TAGGGTTTTGCAGTCAATTGGAAGAGGGTTGCGAGTTGGAGATAGTAAAGATACCGCTACCTTATTCGACATCAGTGATGACTTTACCTACAAATCAAAACGAAACTTCACCCTCAATCATTTTATGGAACGAATAAATATATACAATGAAGAACAGTTTGACTATGAAATTAAAAGGATAAAAATTAAATGACACAGGATACAAAAATTCTAAAACTATCTAGTGGTGAAGAAATCATTTGTAATGTCGTACATAATCCAGAAAAACCATATGTCAGTGTTGTTCAACCAATGAAACTAAATGCATACCCAAAAGCAACTAGAAATGGTTTAGAGGAGGCACTAGCTCTTCAGAAATGGATTCACTTTTCTGAGACTGACACCTATGATGTACCAAAATCTCAAATCATAGTTCTCACACAGGCCTCTTATGGATTAAGTAAATTTTATGAATATTGTGTTAAGAAAGCAACTGCTCAGGATGATGATGTGGTTCTCCCACCAACTAATCAAGAACTAAAAGAAATTGAAGATGAAGAGATGTGGGAAGAGTTTGGTGAACCTGATACAGATACTATACATTAGATCTATTTATTTTCAACCCCAGCATAGCTGTTATACCAAGTTGTCAAGGGCTTGTCAATACATTTTTGAAATTAATTACTTCTTGACAAAGGAGTCGAATTAATGTATGATATATCAAATAGTTGGAAATTTATCCAACAATATATGTGGAGTGAACATGGCTAAAAGAACCAAAGGGGCGCATTATGTAAATAATGCACAGTTCCTAGAGGCGATGAAAGAGTGGAAAGAGCGATGTAAAGAAGCAGAGGAACTAGGTGACCCACAACCACCAGTGACTAACTATATTGGAGAATGCTTCTTAAAAATTGCAAATCACTTATCTTACCGTCCAAACTTTATTAATTATACTTACAGGGATGAGATGATTTCTGATGGTATTGAAAACTGTCTACAGTATTGTGGCAACTTCAACCCAGATAAATCAAAGAATCCATTTGCATATTTTACACAAATTATCTACTACGCATTCATTCGTAGGATTCAGAAAGAAAAGAAACAACAACATATTCGACACAAAGTGATTGAGAATATGAATGTCGATATTCTTGCAGTTGGTGAGGATATGGAACAGGCACAGTTTGTGGAGTATCTACAGAAGAACTTCCTACCAGCCGAAGATGTATACAAACCAAAAAAGAAAAAGAAAACTGAACCAAAAGGACTAGAGAAATTTTACGATGAAGATAGCGCTGATAACTGATACTCACTTTGGCGCTCGCAATGATAATCTAGCATTCAACGAATACTTCTACAAGTTTTGGGAGAATACGTTCTTCCCATATCTTGACGAACATAAAATTGATACGATTATTCATCTTGGCGATTTGATGGACAGACGTAAGTTTGTATCCTATAAAATTGCAAAAGATTTGCGTGAGCGTTTTATCCTTCCTATTGTATCTAGAGGAATCAAGATGCACGTTATGGCAGGAAACCATGATACTTATTATAAGAACACCAATGAGATTAACTCTCTCTATGAACTACTAGGTGGGCCAGGAGAAGAAAAGTATTCTGGTATTGAATGTTATGATGGCCCATGTACTCAAGAGTTTGATGGAACACCTATTCATTTTATGCCTTGGATTTGTTCTGATAACTACGAGCGTTCTATGAGAAGTATTCAAATGACTTCTGCACAAGTTTGTATGGGGCATTTTGAAATCAACGGTTTTGAGATGCATAAAGGACACTTCTCAGAAAACGGTTATGATAAGAAGTTTCTAAATAAGTTCGATACTGTGTTCTCTGGACACTTTCACAAGAAGTCTGATGATGGCCATGTGTACTATCTTGGTAACACATACCAGATGACTTGGAGTGATGATGGTTGTCCAAAAGGTTTTCATATCTTTGATACGAATACACGAGAACTAGAACGTATTGTTAATCCTTATACTATATTTCAAAAAGTATATTATGATGATACTACTACAAATTATAATGACTTTGACATCTTGACATTGAAGGAAAAGTTTGTTAAGATAGTAGTAGTAAATAAAAAAGACTTGTATCAATTCGATAGATTCATTGATAGAGTTCTTGGCGAATCTGGAGCCCATGAGGTAAAGATTGTAGAGGACTTTAGTGATTTGGATGCATCGAATGTTGATGATGCAATTATTGAGAATGCAGAGGACACTATGACTCTGTTGGAACGCTACATTGATGAACTTGATGTGGATTTGAATAAGAAAAGATTGACTAGTATGATGAAGTCACTTTATGTAGAAGCGAGCGACTTGGAACTTTGATTACATTTAAGAAAGTAAGGTGGAAGAATTTTCTGTCCACTGGAAACCAATTTACAGAAATACAGTTGGACTATGCTCCAACTACGTTAATTATTGGAGAAAACGGAGCCGGTAAGTCTACCATTCTTGATGCTCTCTGTTTTGTCCTGTTCAACAAACCCTTTCGCAATATCTCTAAATCACAACTTGTGAACTCTGTGAACGGCAATGGTACTATTGTTGAGGTAGAGTTTAATGTGAACAATAAAGATGTAAAGGTTGTTCGTGGTATCAAACCAAACAAGTTTGAAGTTTGGATTGGTGATACTATGATAAATCAAGATGCAAATGCAAGGGATTATCAGAAACATTTAGAACAACAAGTCTTGGGATTGAACTATCGTTCTTTCACACAGGTTGTGATTCTAGGTTCTTCTACCTTTGTTCCTTTCATGCAGTTATCTACTAAGGCCCGCCGTGAGGTTGTTGAAGATATCCTAGACATCAAGATTTTCTCTTTGATGAACTTCCTACTCAAGAATAAAAACAAATCTTTGTTAGAAGATATTCGTGATGTTGAGTACAACTTTGACTTGACAAAGGAGAAGGTGACACTACAAGAAAAGTTTATTGAAGAGGTGGTAAACAATAAGTCTGCCATCGTTGCAGAGAACCAACAGAAGTTATGGGATAACAGAAGTACTATTGACTTCAGAAGAGATGATGTGAAAGCATTAGAGATAGATAACGAAAACCTATCTTATGATGCAGAAGAGAGAGTGAAAGTAGAACAGAAACTAAAGAAACTAACTCAAACAGAAGCAGCCCTTCAGAATAGGAAATCTGAACATGACCGTCAAATCAAATTTTTCAAGGACAACGATGAATGTCCGTCTTGCGAACAACCGATTACAGAATCAACTAAGCAGACGCAGATTGAATCTAGAACCACAAAGATCAGAGACATCGAAAACGGTATCGCAGATTTACAAAGAATGGAATCTGAAGAACAAGACAGACTCCAATCAATCTTAGTAGATTTAGAAACTATTCGTAAGAATGACGTAGAAAAGGCCAAGATACTTTCCTCTATTGCAGAGTTAGAAAAGTTCAACGCAAAACTAGAAAAGGATATTGAGGCATACCAAAACGGTTCTGTGTCAGAAGAAGATAAATTAAAACTTGCAGAACTAAAAGGACAAATAAAGTCGATTGAAGAACAAAAGTCTAAGTTAAATGAAGATAAGTTTTACATTGATGTTGCCCGTAATCTTTTACAGGATAGTGGTATCAAGACAAAGATTGTGAAACAGTATCTACCCATAATGAACAAGTTGGTAAACACATATCTATCATCTATGGATTTCTTTGTCAACTTTAATATTGATGAGAACTTTAACGAAACAATCAAGTCACGTTTTCGTGATGAGTTCTCGTATGCATCATTCTCAGAAGGTGAGAAGATGCGAATTGATTTGGCACTTCTATTTACATGGAGAGCCATTGCAAAGATGAAAAACTCAACAAATACGAATCTACTAATACTGGATGAGATATTTGATTCGTCTTTGGACAACGCTGGTACTGATGATTTTCTAAAAATTCTGAATACATTTGACAAACAGAATGTATTTGTTATATCACACAAACAGGATATGTTGTTTGATAAGTTTAGAAATATTATTCAGTTTAAGAAAGATAAAAACTTTAGTAGGATGGTATAATGAATCAGAGTGAAAGATTTAAGGAATTACTAGAAGAAATGCAAAAGACACATGATGCAAAGCGTCACGACTATGCAAGTGTGGAAGATATATTTGCAAACTTTAGAACCTGTGAGATGGGGGGTATCCCAGCTTGGAAAGGTTGTTGTGTTAGACTAGGAGACAAGTTCAGTCGTATCATGGGGTTTGCAAAGAAAGAACTACTTGAAGTAAAAGATGAGAGTATCAAAGATACACTTATTGATATGGCAAATTATGCTTTGATAGCATTGATATTGTATGAAGAATATAAAGATGGAAAGAAGAAAGAATGAAATTTGTAATTGTCATATTATTTGCAACAATGGGTGACTTGTATGTATTTACAGACCCCAAATTTGAAACAAGAAATGGATGTATGGAATTCTTGTTACAAGAAGAATCTAGAAAATTAATTCTTACAAAATTATACATGGAGTATGGTGAAATAAAACCAATACAAGCCCTGAACTGTATAGAAGAAGATGAGTTTGAAAGACTAATTAGAGGAACACAAGAAATATGAAACAAATACAATCTTACTTAACCCATTGGATACTAAGGATACCAGTATCAATTGTTTTTATACAACAAGGCCTTGCAAAGTTTCCAGTAACACTTGAAGATGCACAGTCTTTTGATTTACCATATCTTGTTTGGTGGTTTGTTGCATATGGAGAACTAGGTTCTGGACTTGGACTTCTTGTTGGTGGCGTAATTGCAAAATGGTGGAGAGAAATACCTGACCTTTTAACAAGATTTAGTGGTATTACAATTTGTAGTATTATGACAGGTGTTATTTGGATAGGACAACCTGAGTCATTTTTAGATGTTATTTTATACGATAACTTTCATGTTATATTGTGGGTTTGTGGTTTATACTTTGCACTTAAAGGAAACAATACATAATGGGATTAAGTGGAGACCATTCAGAACGCCCTGATGGGTTTCAAGAAGTTGTAGTTTATAGTACAACAAACAGAGTAAGATGTAGTGGCGAACATAATGACCACCCACTAGTTTATTACACTATTCCAGATGGTGGACAAGTAGTGTGTGGTTATTGTGATATTATTTTTAGGATGAAAGAAGATGGGGAAGAGAAGTGATTTTGAAAGGGTAGAAAGAGATTTCTATCCTACACCGATAGAGGCAGTGAAACCACTTGTTCCTCATTTACCAAAGACAGGATTGTTTGCAGAGCCTTGTGCTGGGGATGGTAGACTGATTCGACACATAGAGGAACTAACTGACTTACTAGGTTACTTTATGACTGACATAGAACCTATGGCAGACTTTGTTGGTGACGGTGATGCAACTGTAGATAAGATTGTAGGGTGTGATGTTTGCATAACAAACCCCCCTTGGAATCGTAAAATACTTCATCCTATTATTATCAACCTATCAGACCAGTTACCAACTTGGTTACTTTTTGATGCAGATTGGATGCACACCAAACAAAGTATAGAATTCATGCCTAGGTTGAAAAAGGTGGTAAGTATTGGCCGTGTTAAATGGATAGAGGGTAGTAAAAGTACAGGTAAGGACAATTGTTGTTGGTATCTGTTCGATAAACCTAATAATATCCCTACACAATTTTTTGGAAGAAAATGAAAAAAAGTTATAAAAACATCTTGACATTTGCTATAATAACAGATATACTGTATAAGTAAAGTGAGAAAACAAAGTCGTTAGGAGACATATATTATGGCACATGAACTAGAAATCGTAGACGGTAAGGCACAAATGGCATACGTTGGTGACGTACCGTGGCATGGACTTGGAACTAAGGTAGAGGCAGATGTCACACCTGGCCAATTCCAGAAAATTGCTGGACTTGATTGGGAAGTCAAGAAAGAGAAACTTGTTACCCCACAAGGTGCAATCGTGAAGAACAAGGAAGCACTTGTTCGTACCTCTGACAACACTGTATTAGATGTTGTTGGAACAGGTTGGAATCCTGTACAGAACTCAGAAGCATTTGAGTTTTTCCATGACTATGTAATGGCAGGCGATATGGAAATGCATACCGCTGGTTCATTGAAGAATGGACAACTTGTATGGGCTCTTGCAAAAACCAAAGAGAGTTTTGAACTCTTCAATGGTGACTTGACAGAGAACTACTTCCTGTTCACTAACCCTCACCAGTTTGGTAAGGCACTAAACATTCGTATGACACCAATTCGTGTCGTATGTAACAACACTCTCACACTGTCTTTGTCACAGAATACTGACAAGATGGTTACTGTTAATCACCGTAAGGCATTTGATGCCGCTGAGGTGAAAGAACAGATGGGTATTGCTCGTGAGAAGATGGAGCAGTACAAGTCAATGGCAGAGTTTCTTGGTAGTAAACCTGCTACTGGCGATAACGTAATCCAGTACTTCAATGAAGTATTTGGTGCGCCTGCAAAAGAGAAAGAAGATGGTGTGCTTCCATTTACTTCTCGTAACGCCAAGACTGCAATGGAAAACTTGCAGACACAGCCAGGGGCAAACTTTGCCGAAGGTTCTTGGTGGCAGGCATTTAACTCTGTCACATATATGACTGACCACTTACAGGGTCGTGAAGGTGACAGTCGCCTACAGTCTGCGTGGTATGGACGTAACCGTAAGGTGAAACTAAATGCACTAGATAAGGCGTTAGAGTACGCTGAGGCTGCCTAAGTCTTATATATAGTGTATAGGGCGCTGTTCGTAAGTCGCCCTGTCTGACACAAAAATGCTTACTCTGTGTCGCAAATCGGAGTTTGGTGGTTCTCCCTCAAAAACCACCATATAAATAAACGTGATATGCCATAATGGGTATCACACTGTATCTTGCTTAATAAAGGAGATTAAAAATGGTAAATACAGCCTTTACACTAGATCCGTCAAGGATCAATACTTACTCTATCGGTTTTGATAGAATGTTTGATAACCTGATGGGAAATGTTCCCACAGCATCAAGTTACCCACCTTATAACATCGTAAAAAACGATGATGATAAGTTCACCATTGAGATTGCCGTTGCTGGATTCTCAAAGGATGAGATTGAGATTGAGTTCAGAGAGAATACTCTGAAGATTGAATCTAAGTCTCGACCAGAGGGTGATGATGAAAAGGAGTACCTACACAAAGGTATTTCAAACAAACGATTCAAGAAAGCCTTTACACTGTCAGATGACGTAGTTGTAAATGGTGCTGATATGAAAGATGGTATTCTTAAAATCGACATGGAAAGAATTATTCCAGAAGAGAAGAAACCACGTTCAATCAAAATCAAGTAAGTAATGTGAGGGCGCCTCTTGACAGGGGCGCCTTTTTATGATAATATGATGTTAAAATTTGAGGATTTGTTATGTTTAAAAAGAAAGAAGAAGTAGTAGTCGCTGAGAAGCGTATCGACTACAAATACTCAGAGGATAGAATCCTCAAAGAAATGGCAGAGTATATAGATAAAACCTATAACGCTCATTATTCCCACAACAAATTTCAAGCAACAGAATTCATCATGGACTCGGGCCATGGAGAAGGTTTCTGTATTGGTAATATTTTAAAGTATTCCCAACGATACGGAAAGAAAGATGGTAAGAACAGAAATGACTTGCTAAAGGTGATCCATTATGGTATAATGGCTCTACATAATCACGATACTCAGGAGAAAAATTGAAAATGAAACTTAGTAATGATACACGAGAAGTTCTAAAGAACTTTTCGACCATTAACCAGAACCTTCTGGTAAAAAATGGTACTGCGATTGGAACAATGTCTGCGATGAAAAACATCGTTGCAAAGGCAACTGTTCCAGATACTTTCAATAACGAATTTGCAATCTATGACTTGAACGAGTTCTTGTCTGCATTGTCACTATTCAAAGACCCAACACTATCATTTGATGAGAAGAGTGTACGTCTTAATGAAGAGGGTGGTGGAAGTAATCTGACTTATATGTTCAGTGACCCATCTATCGTAACTGCACCAAAAACTGAAATCAGTATGCCGTCTGTTGATGTAGAGTTTACCTTTACACAAGATACGTTTAATCAAATACTCAAGGCTTCTGCTGTTCTTGGTGTTCCAGATGTGGTTCTTAAAGGAACTGCTGGTGGTAATATTGATTTAACTGTTACAGACAGGAAAAACGATACATCAAATGATTTCAGTATCACAGTTGGTGATAATGCACCAACAAACTTTACATACTACTTCAAAGTAGAAAACCTAAAACTTCTTTCTGGTGACTACAAGGTACAGGTATCTGAAAAGGGTATTTCGCATTTTGCAAATGTGACTAAACCAATCGAATACTTTATCGCTCTCGAAGCGGCCTAAACCAGAAGGACTATATTATGAATGATGTGATGTTGTGGGTGGAGAAATACCGCCCATCGAAAATTAGTGAGTGTATTCTCACTGATGAGTTAAAGAATACCTTCCAGACTTTTGTGAATGATGGACACATTCCAAATCTACTTTTGTCTGGTGGGCCAGGTGTCGGTAAGACTACTGTTGCGAAAGCAATGTTAGAAGAAATCGGTGCCACCTATATGATGATTAACGGTTCAGAGGAATCTGGTATTGATGTTCTCAGAAACAAGATTAAAAACTTTGCAAGTACTGTCTCTATGGATGGTAATCGTAAGTTCGTTATCTTGGATGAGGCAGATTATCTAAATCCTCAATCTACACAACCAGCCTTGCGTGGATTTATTGAAGAGTTTCATAAGAACTGTGGGTTTATTCTAACCTGTAACTTCAAGAACCGTATCATCGAACCACTGCATAGTCGGTGTTCTGTTGTGGAGTTTCGTATTCCTACTACAGAAAAACCAGCACTTGCTGGACAATTTTTCAAACGAGTACAGGACATTCTCAAAACTGAGGATGTCCAGTTTGAACCAAAGGCTGTCGCTGGTATCGTAGAGAAACACTTCCCAGATTGGAGAAGAGTTCTAAACGAACTACAAAGATATTCTGCATCTGGTATGATTGATAGTGGTATTCTAGTCAATCTATCAGAAACGAATATGAAAGACTTGGTTTCCTTTCTCAAGGACAAAGACTTCAAGTCTATTCGTAAATGGGTTGCAAACAACCTAGACAACGACCCCTCTCGTATGTATCGTAAAGTATATGATACATTGTATGATGAAGTTCAACCACAAACTGTGCCACATCTAGTTCTTGCAACGGCTGACTATTCTTATAAGTCTGCCTTTGTTGCAGATCAAGAAATCAATATGCTTGCATATATGGTTGAGATTATGACACAGGTGAACTTCAAATGAGTTATGAACTAAAAGAATATCTAAACTCAATCAATCTCACAAAGGAAAATCTGATGGATTCAGATGACCCTATGTGGGAGAAAAAGTATTATCCATTCATCATCAATAAGTGTATTGCACCATTTAATGATACAATTATGTTGGTAAATGAGATGAATATGCGTCACCACCTTGACACCAAACTACAATATAACTTTTTACTAAATACTATTAGACCTAAGAAACGATATGCTCCTTGGGTGAAAGCGGATAAGTTGAAAAACTTAGACTATGTAAAAGAATATTATGGTTATAGTAATGAGAAGGCCAAACAAGCATTATCAATACTAAATGATGACCAGATAACCACTATTAAAAATAGTTTGAATAAAGGTGGAAGAAAATGAACGAAACTGAATGGCATCCAGAAGCGATGCTGGAAATTAAACTTAAAGAACCTGATGACTTTTTAAAGGTTCGTGAGACACTTTCTAGAATAGGTGTCGCCTCTCGTAAAGAGAGAAAACTATATCAATCCTGTCACATTCTACATAAACAGGGTAAGTACTACATTGTGCATTTTAAGGAATTGTTTGCACTTGATGGTAAAGACACAAACTTAAATGAAAATGATATATCTCGTAGAAACTCTATCGCCGCACTTTTAGGTGATTGGGGTTTAGTAGAGATTGTTGGCAATGCAGAACCCAAGGCTCCTCTATCACAAATCAAAGTGATTGCATTTAAAGAAAAGAATGAGTGGGAACTAGAAACAAAGTATAATATTGGTAAGAAAAGAGAAGTATAGTTGGCACGCTCGTTTACAGATTTTATCACAGAAGAAGAACAGATTGAAAACTATAAGGTAATAATCCTTACAGTTGAACATGGTGATAAATCAATTACTGCAAAGAAGTTTGAGAAACAAGCCCAGAAGATGGGTATGCAAGTTTTCCTATCAGACTTCAAAGGTGTCTCTTTGACTTTTGATGATGGTAAGTATTCTATCAGAGATAAAAACAACAGTATGGAATTCAGTTCCAAAGATACAGTTGTATTTGTTAGAGGAACACCAACAAGAGATAGTCACCTAGATTTAATATCTGAACTAGAAAGAATTGGTTGTACTTGTATTAACAGCAGAACTACTATCAGTATTTGTGCAGACAAATATCGTAGTTATGTTCGTATGAAGGACTTTAAATTAAATCAACCAAAGACAGTTCTTGTTCCTACAGAAGAAGATATAGACACTGCATTAGAAGAACTAGACACAAAGTTTCCTATCATCCTTAAAACACTTAGGGGTGCAGGCGGTGTTGGAGTTCTGTTTGTTGAATCCAAACGTGCATTAGATTCTCTCGTACAATTAATTTATAAACAAGACCCAGAAACAGATATTCTCATTCAAGAATATATCAAAACAGATGGTGACATTCGTGTTGTTATTGTTGGTGATACTATTATTGGTACAATGAAAAGAGAAGTTGTTGAGGGCGATTTCAGAAGTAACTATACACAGGGTGGTGGAGTAAAACCCTATAAGTTATCTGAAGATGAAATGCGTCAGTGTATGACAGCCGCAAAGTCTGTTGATGGTGACTTTGTTGCAGTTGACTTTATTCCATACAAAGGACAACCGTATTTCTTAGAAGTAAACAGTTCGCCAGGCACAGATGGTATTGAAGAAGCCAACTCTGGTTTGAATGTTGCAAAAGAAGTTTTAGAACATTTTAAGAATGTAGAGAATAGATTTTCTGTTCCTGTAAGATGTGGATATTACGAAACTATTACTGTAGAAAGTTTTGGTGATTTAGAAGCAAAGTTTGATACAGGTAACAGCGCTCTTTCAGTATTACACGCAGAAGATATAAAGATTAATAATAAAAAGATTACTTTCACCCTCAATGGGAAAACTATTACAACTAACCTTGTAAAAGAATATAAGGCAAAGACAGGCGCTGGAATAGATTCAAGACCTGTAGTAGAGTTGGAAATAGAGTTTATGGGCCACAGTTATCAGTTCATGTTTGGCCTAGATGATAGAAGTGAAATGGGAACTGATGTTCTTTTGAATCGGTTTGCTATGAAAACAATGAATGTTATGGTAGACCCTCAAAAGAAATATATTCTGACTACAGAAGGAGAACAAAAATGAAAGTTGGAGATGCAATCATAGCAGCCGCTAAAAAACAAGCAGAAGGTGAAGTGGCGGTACACCTTGCAAATATTAAAGTATACCAGACAATGCCTGCTGGTATCGGCGAACACTCAGATGTTACAGAAGCAGTAATGGCAGAACTAGATAAGTTGGCCGCTGCAGATGACAGATTAGAAATGATTAATAAGTATTTTTCTAACGGTGAGATGCCACTTTTCTCTTGACAAACCCCCTCAATGGTGATATATTTACATTATGCGATTTTACACACACGTTGCCCAGTGGGGCAATCAACTACTTGTTCGTGCAGTAGAGAATGGTGTTCGTTCTAACTTCAAGGTTAAGTACGAACCCACTCTCTATGTGCCTGTTCAAAAGGACACTGGTTGGAAAACCTTAGACGGTAAGAACGTCAATCCTATGAAGTTCCTCTCTATCAAAGAGGCAAAGGAATTTATTGAACAGTACGAAAGTCAACCTCATCTGGTTTATGGGTTGACACAATTTCCTTATACCTATATCGCAGAAAAGTATCCTAAACAGATACAGTTTGACAGTTCGCAAATGCGTATTGTCACGATTGATATTGAGGTAGAGTGTGAGAATGGTTTCCCTAATGCCGACAAGGCCCTAGAACCTATGTTGGCTATCACTATCAAGAACCATGATACAGGACGTATTAAGGTGTGGGGTTTGCACGAGTATCACAATGACAGGGAAGATGTTCAATATATCAAGTGTCAGACTGAACGTGAACTTCTGGCTCAGTTCCTTGCGTGGTGGGAAAGTGATTATCCAGATGTAATCACTGGTTGGAATACAGAGTTCTTTGATATTCCCTATATCTGTAATCGTATTAAATCGGTTATGGGTGAAGATGCCATGAAACGTCTTTCACCTTGGGGTGTTGTAAACTCTCGTATGGTAAACTCTGGTTATGGACGTAAAGACCAAGTGTATGATATTCTTGGTGTTGAAGAGGTTGACTATCTTCAACTCTATCGTAAGTTTACTTACTCTGCACAGGAATCTTACCGTCTTGACCATATCGCATTTGTTGAGTTGGGAGAACGTAAGGATGAAAATCCTTATGAGACTTTTCGTGATTGGTATACTAAAGACTATCAATCTTTTCTTGACTACAACATTCAAGACGTTGAACTAGTTGACAGACTTGATGATAAGATGAAACTTATCGACCTTATCCTCACCATGACGTATGAGGCCAAAGTCAATGTCTCTGACTCGTTTACGTCTGTTAAGTATTGGGATGTTCTTATCTACAATCATCTTCTCAAGAAGAAGGTTGTTATTCCACAAAAGACTTCCCACAAATCCAAGGGTGAAAAGTATGTGGGTGCATATGTGAAAGAACCACAGGTTGGACAACACAAGTGGGTTATGTCATTTGACTTGAACTCTCTATATCCACACCTCATTATGCAATACAACATTTCACCAGAAACACTAATGCCTCAAGAGGTTGCAGTTGACGTTGACTATCTTCTAGACAACAAGCCTGCTCCCAAACTTGACAACGCAACATTCACACCTAATGGTGCAGTCTTTCACAAACGTCATCAAGGGTTTCTCCCTGAGATGATGCAGACGATGTATGATGACCGTACTATCTACAAGAAGAAGATGTTGCAGGCAAAACAACAATATGAAGATACGAAGGATGCTAAATATCTGAAAGATGTTTCAAGGTATAACAATATTCAGATGGCTCGCAAGATTTCACTAAACTCTGCCTATGGTGCAATCGGTAACGAATGGTTTCGTTATTATGATTTGCGTATTGCAGAAGGTATTACCACTTCTGGCCAGTTCTCTATTCGGTGGATTGAAAAGTCTCTGAATCTGTATCTCAACAAATTGTTGAAAACAGATGGAGAAGATTATGTCATTGCGTCAGATACGGATTCGGTATACATTACTTTTGACAAACTCGTTGATAAGGTGCTTAAAAAGAGAACAGATGAATCAGAAGATTCGTATCGTGGGAGGGCCGTGGACTTCCTTGATACTGTGGCAAAGGAGAAAGTCGAACCTTTTATTGATAAGTCTTATCAAGCTCTTGCTTCGTATGTAAGTGCATATGAACAGAAGATGCAGATGGCCCGTGAGGTTATTGCAGATAAAGGTATCTGGACTGCAAAGAAAAGATACATCCTCAACGCATGGGATATTGAAGGTGTTCGTTATGAAGAACCAACACTGAAGATTATGGGTATCGAGGCTGTCAAGTCATCAACGCCTGCTCCTTGTCGTGATAAGATTAAGGAATGTCTAAAGATTATCATGTCTGGTACAGAGAAGGATGTCAACAACTTCATACAAGAGTTTCGTGAGGAGTTTATGAAACTTCCCCCAGAAGAGATTGCCTTCCCTCGTTCTGTAAACGGTATTGGTAATTGGAGTGACAGTGCAAACATTTTCAAGAAGGGTACACCTATGCACATCAAGGGCGTTATCCTTTACAACCACTTTGTCCGTCAACAGAAGTTGACTAACAAGTATCCACTAATCCAAGAGGGTGAAAAAATCAAGTTCCTTAATATGCGTACTCCCAATCGTATGCAGTCTAACGTCATATCTTTTATGACTAAATTACCAAAAGAACTTGACATTCACTCACATTTGGACTATGATACACAGTTCGAGAAGGCTTTTATTGAGCCTCTCACTTTTATTATGAACCAGATTGGGTGGAACATCGACCGTTCCTATGGAACACAAATGACACTTGAGGAGTTTTTTGGATGAAATATAAACCATACAAATTAGAAGATGTAGTAAATGCATCCAACCAAAATAAATTCAACGTCATCTCTACCTTTGCTGGTGGGGGTGGTTCTTCTACAGGATACAGACTTGCTGGTGGTAAGATACTTTGCATAAATGAGTTCGTAGAAGAAGCCCAGAACACTTATAGAGAAAACTATCCAGATACACCAATCTTGCCTGGCGATATTAAACAACTATCTGGTAAAGACTTTCTAGATATTGCAAAACTTGATGTGGGTGAACTAGACATTCTTGACGGTTCTCCACCATGCAGTGCCTTCTCAGTCGCTGGTAAACTATCACATTCTAGAGATGGTAAACACTCTGATGGTTGGGGCCAGACTAAGAACTATTCAGATGGTAAGATGGTAGAAAATATTGAGGACTTATTCTTTGAGTTTCTAAGGGTTGCAGATGATATCAAACCAAAAGTAATTATTGGTGAGAATGTAAAGGGATTGACTATTGGTGAGGCCAAACAATACTTTAATAAAATTCAGAATACCTTTGAGGATATTGGATATGATGTTGTTGCAAAAGTATTAGACAGTCGTTACTTTGGTATCTCACAAACTAGAACAAGGGTATTCTTTATTGGTGTTCGTAATGATATCACAGAGAAGGCTGGATTAAACTTTATGACTATCGGTAATGTATTTCCACAAGAATTACCTGATGTTGTTCCTCTGAAAGACGCACTGATTGATTTAGAATATGATGCAGAAGAAGTAAAGTATCTTACAGATAAATTTATTAAAACTGCATATTGGAAAGATACAGGTAGTAAGATGGAGATTGACCCACCAAAGGTTCTGACAGGTATGGACTACCATCATAAAGGACATCACTTCAATCTTAAAAGAGTTTCACAGTATCAACCTGCCCCGACACTAACTGCAATGGGTAGTAACGATACAACTGCTGGTGCATTTCACTGGGCCGAACCTAGAAAACTAACTATTGGTGAATTAAAAAGAATACAATCGTTACCAGACGATTTCAAACTTACTGGTAAATGGAATCAAAAGTCAGAACGTATCGGTAGAATGGTGCCTCCTTTGATGATGAAGGCAATCGCTGATTCAGTTTACAACAAAGTACTAAAGGAGATATAATGGCAGACTTTACTTTTGCACACAGAGAGGAAGGTTTCGATGAACATATTGAACATTCTATTCGTGGTTACAGTCATCTACTTAATGATGTAGTGCAGTATTCAAGGTACTTTGTAGAAGATGGTACTAATGTTGTAGACATTGGTTGTTCTACAGGTAAACTAACTCAGGCCCTTTTAGAAGAAAACCAAGACCACTGTGCAGAGGCCAACTATGTTGGTGTAGAAATTGCAGAGGGTTTCTTTGGTGATTTAGACAAAAGACAAAAACATCTTTATGATATACATCCTTGGGCCACGGTTAGTTTTGTAAAGGATGATATTCGTAATTATACTTTTGAAAACTGTTCTCTAGTAACATCTATTTTTACTTTACAGTTCATGCCACCTAGACATAGACAAGAAGTTATTAGACAAATTTATCAGGGATTGAATACTGGTGGTGGATTTATCTTTGCAGAGAAAACAGTCTGTCAAGACCCTAGACTACAGAACATGATGACATTTAATTACTATGACTATAAAAGACAAAACTTTGATACAGAAGATATCATGGACAAAGAGAAAACTTTACGTCATATGATGAAACCAAATACTTGGAACGAGATTGTTGATAATCTATGTGAGGCTGGGTTTTGGGGTGATAAGATACAGCCTTTCTGGAGAAACCACACATTCGTAGGAGCAATAGCAATCAAATGATTAAAACACTAGTAATGATAAATGGCGCTGAGATTATCGGACGTTTTGTAAAAGCAGATGAAAACAGTATAATAGTTTACAAACCAAGATTAGTTCAGGCAACTCAACAAGGGGTTGGACTTGTGAACGGTATTTGTATGACAGGTAAAGAAGTTGATGGTGAATTTAGTTTTCCAAAACACTCTGTTGCATACATGGTAGATACAATGAAAGAACTTGCAGACGGATGGACAACACAAACATCTGGTATTGAAGTTGCACCAAAAGGAATTATTTTGTAATGGTTATCGAAGAAGATTTCAAACTTGACTTTTCTAGTGTGTTGATTCGTCCAAAGCGTTCAACACTAAAATCTAGAAAAGAAGTAGACTTATTCAGAACTACAATCTTTAGAAACAGTAAAGAGGAATATATTGGTATTCCTATCATGGCTGCAAATATGGATGGAGTTGGTACGTTTGAAATCGCAGACGCACTTGCAAAACATAATGTATTTACTTGTCTGGTAAAAACATATTCGGTAAACGAACTTGTTAGTTTCTTTGACTGTGATGATAGTGATTTAAAATATGACAGAAGAGAAAATGTTGCAATGTCTATTGGGGTATCTGATGATGATTTGCAAAAGTTTTGTAATGTCATGGAACTTAGCGATGGTGCTGTTAAATATCTCTGTGTAGACGTTGCAAATGGATACACTGAAATGTTTAGTAACTTCATTTATCAACTACGATTGAATTTTTCAAATCTTGTTATCATAGCAGGTAATGTGGTTACTGGCGATATGACACAGGAGTTAATTTTAAATGGTGCCGATATTGTTAAGTGTGGGATTGGCCCTGGCAGTGTGTGTACTACTCGTATACAGACAGGAGTCGGATATCCACAACTCTCATCTGTTATTGAATGTGCTGATGCCGCTCATGGTCTTGGAGGCCATATTATTGCTGATGGTGGTTGTGTATCATCTGGTGATGTAGCAAAAGCATTTGGTGGTGGTGCAGACTTTGTAATGTTAGGTGGTATGTTCTCTGGACACGATGAAGGTGGTGGAGAATATATATTAGAGGATGATAATCCAGAACCTATAGGAGTTAAATTCTATGGGATGAGTTCGGAGACTGCAAATGACAAACATTTCGGTGGACTTAAAGACTACAGAGCCTCAGAAGGAAAAGAAGTCATTGTTCCCTACAGAGGAAGAATTGATAATACTGTACAAACTATTCTTGGAGGCCTCAGATCGTCCTGTACTTATGTTGGGGCAAGACGAATAAAAGACTTGACAAAATGCACAACATTTGTTAAAGTATACAATACCCATAACACAATTTTTGGAGATTCGTAATGGATAAAGATTTTCTACTTGACTATACTCGTTTTGTAGATGAGGTGACTAGTGATGCATCTAGAGATGCACAGGCACTTTCAGACTCACTTGACGTAATTGATAACTTTGGTGTTTCACCAGAACGTGTATTGACTGCGGCTATTGGTATTAGTGCAGAAGGTGGTGAGTTTGCAGAGATTGTAAAGAAGTGTATTTTCCAAGGCAAACCTATGGACGATGAGGCACAGTATCACATGAAGCGTGAACTTGGTGATATTATGTGGTACATTGCACAAGCTTGTATTGCATTAAGTATCTCTTTGGAAGATGTACTAGATACTAATATACAGAAACTTGAGGCACGATACCCTGATGGGTTTGAAGCGTTTCGTTCTGAACACAGAAAAGAAGGTGACATTTAATGACAGACTTTTTAAAAGATATTGCCAAGACGGCTGGCAATGAATATGCCGCACTTGTGTCTGAAGGTGTAGAGGCTGGTGATGTTGATAACTTTATCGACACTGGTTCTTATATTTTCAATGCACTGTTGAGTGGTTCTATTTACGGTGGACTACCAGCAAATAAAATTACAGCGGTTGCAGGCGAATCTGCAACAGGTAAAACATTTTTTGTGATGGGTATGGTGAAGTCATTCCTTGATGCAAACCCAGATGCTGGTGTGTTGTATTTTGAGTCTGAATCTGCAATCACAAAACAGATGGTTATCGACAGAGGTATTGACCCTCAGAGAATGGTTATCCTACCAGTGACAACTGTACAAGAGTTTAGAACTCAAGCAATTCGTGTTTTGGATAAATATCTAGAACAGAATGAGGATGACAGAGCTCCTATGATGTTGTGTCTTGATTCACTTGGTATGTTGTCAACTACAAAAGAAGTAGATGATACTGCCGAGGGCAAAGAAACCAGAGACATGACAAGGGCTCAAGTTCTCAAGGCTGCATTTCGTGTATTAACATTGAAACTTGGTAAGGCAAAAGTTCCTATGGTAGTTACTAACCACACTTATGACGTTGTGGGTTCTATGTTCCCAACAAAAGAAATGGGTGGTGGTTCTGGACTGAAGTATGCCGCTTCATCTATTGTTTATCTTTCAAAGAAGAAAGAAAAGGACGGTACAGAAGTTGTTGGTAATATTGTTCACTGTAAGAATGCAAAGTCTCGTTTGACTATCGAAAACAAAATGGTTGATGTGAGACTTATGTATGAACGTGGACTTGATAGATATTATGGACTACTTGAACTTGCACTGAAGTATGGTATCTTCAAATCTGTTTCTACTCGTATTGAGTTACCTGATGGTACAAAGACATTTGGTAAGACTATCAATAACCAACCAGAGAAGTTTTTTACTGAAGAAGTGATGGCCCAGTTGGATGAGGCTGCCAGTAAAGAATTCAAGTATGGACAGAGACAAGAGGTAGAAGAAGTTGAAGAAGAAACTGAACAAGATTGATATCTCTAGAAGTTTCATATTAGTATCAGATAAGTCTAAAGAGTGGACTGCTCTTAGACTTACTGAACTTACTGAAGAATACAAAGATATTATCTATAAGTATGGTAAAGTGGAAATTAAAGAAGATGAAGAAAATGATAATGCTTCTTTACAATTCAACTATGATGTGTTAGTATCACCTACAATACCAAAAGAAGATTTAGAAGAAGATATTGATTTTAAAAATCTTATGGGTGATATTTTACATCATCTCATAGAAGAACAACTACAAAAGGATTCAATGCAATATGTCAACACAGACGATTGAAAGAACAACACTCAGTAACTTAGTATACAATGAACCATATGCGAGAAAGGTTTTGCCTTTCATTAAACCAGAGTATTTTTCAGATCGTCACGAAAGAGTTGTATTTGAAGAAATTAATCTGTTCATGGAGAAGTATGGTAATCAACCTACAAAAGAAGCTCT